GGAAAAAAAGAATATAGCATTGCTCCAGAAGCAAAAGCTAATTTAACACCTACAGAAGAAAAGAAATTTCAGCAAGATGTTAAAGGTAGCGATTGGTATAAAGAATATAAACAAAACTATGGTGAAAATCCAGACTTAAATAGTAAGGATTATAATTATAGGGCCGCATGGAAGTCTGGTGCAAAACCAGAAAGATATGCACCAGATGAAAATAAATATCATTGGCCAAGCGAAACTTCTAAAGGTGAAAGTTTAAAAGCATTAAATCATCCTACTGCATGGATGGAAGATTATATGCAATTAACTGGTAAAGATCCACATGAAGGTAAAGGAATGACAGAAAGTCAATCACAAAAAATGAAACAATTTTTAATCCAACGCTATGGTAAAGGAAAATAAATGAAAAAAGATAAAATGCAAGCTAAGGTTCACAAAGTTATGAAAGAATGGAAATCTGGAACACTTCATTCTGGCAAAGGTGGATCAGTAGTTAAATCACAAAAGCAAGCCGTTGCTATTGCTATGAGCGAAGCTGGAATGGCTAAAAAGAAATGAAAGCTGGATTATATGCCAACATTCATGCAAAGCGTGAACGTATTGAATCTGGATCTAAAGAAAAGATGCGCAAACCTGGATCTCCTGGTGCGCCTACAGATGCTGCATTTATTAAAGCTGCTAAAACAGCAATGAAACCTAAGAAAAAATAATGGCGATTAATATATTTCGCGAATCAGACACTACAAAATCTAGGCATGTTAATCCAGCTTATGTAGATAAAGATGGCATAAGTTATATTGCTGGATCTGATAGACCATTTCCTATTTTAGATATTAATCATCTTCGTTTGCATGAAGGTAGAGCTTTTAAAGCATATAGAATATATCCAGGTGCAACAAAATTAGCAAATGGAGCAAGTTGTGATATAGCAGTTGCATGGGCTAGTGGCGTATATGCACATGTATTAGTTGATTCAAGTTGTGGTGGAGATGCTGAACTTTACATGTATGAAGGTGCAACTGTATCTGGAGGAACATCATTTACAGCAGTTAAAAGAAATAGAACAAGTGCAACAACAAGTCAATCAGCAATATTGATTAATCCAACTGTAACAGTAACTGGAACTGAAATGGATGCGGAAATTATTGCTGGTGGATCTGGTAAAAAATCTGGTGGCGCTGGATCTAGTGCTTTAGAAATAGTATTAAACCCATTAACGACATATTTATTTAGATTAACTAATGTTAGTGGTGCTGCTCAAATGGCTGAATTATTTTTAGAGTGGTATGAATAATGACATTAAAGAAACATCAAAATCCTAATGGTGGATTAAATGAAGCTGGAAGAAAATACTTTGAAAGTAAAGAAGGTGGTAACTTACAATCTCCAGTAAAAAATGGAACTAATCCTAGACGCGTATCTTTTGCTGCTAGATTTGGTGGAATGAATGGTCCTTTAGTAGATAAGAATGGAAAACCTACAAGATTAAAGTTAGCATTAAAAGCTTGGGGATTTGGCAGTAAAGAAGCAGCAACAAACTTTGCAAATAAAAATAAGAAATCATAGGGATTAATATGGCTGAAATGATGAGATTATCTGCTGATGATGTTTTAAGAAGACATGATAAAGCGCTAACAAAAAAAGAAGACTTTAGATCTTTGTATGATGAAGCCTATGAATTTGCTTTACCACAACGTAATCTTTATGACGGCTATTACGATGGTAAAACTACAGGGCAAAAGAAAATGAATCGTGTGTTTGATTCTACTGCTATTAATTCTACACAACGATTTGCTAATCGTATGCAATCTGGCATATTCCCACCACAACGTAAGTGGTGTAGACTTGAGCCAGGAGCAGATATTCCTGATGATCGCAAAGAAGAAGCGCAAGCTGCATTAGATGTGTATTCAGATAAACTATTTGCTACATTAAAACAATCTAACTTTGATATTGCTATTGGCGAGTTCTTACTTGATCTATCTGTAGGTACTGCTGTAATGATGGTTCAGCCTGGTGATGATATTAATCCACTTAATTTTATTCCAGTACCACAATTCTTAGTATCTTTTGAAGAAGGTGCTAATGGTCAAGTAGATAATGTATATAGACGTATGCGTATTAAAGGCGAGTCTTTAATGAGACAATGGCCAGATGCAGTTATCCCAGAAGAACTGCAAAAGAAAATTGATCAAAAGCCTACAGATGATTTAGATTTAATTGAAGCTACAGTATTAGATCAAAAGCGTGGTGATTATTGTTACCATGTTATTCATAAAGAATCTAAAACAGAATTAGTCTATAAACGAATGAATGAAAGTCCATGGATTGTATCTCGCTATGCAAAAGTAGCTGGAGAGATTTATGGTCGTGGTCCATTAATTACTGCATTGCCAGACATTAAGACGCTTAACAAAACATTAGAACTATTACTTAAAAATGCTTCATTGGCTATTGCTGGTGTTTATACAGCAGCAGATGATGGCGTATTGAATCCCAATACAGTTAAAATTATTCCAGGTGCTATTATTCCTGTTGCACGTAATGGTGGCCCACAAGGTGAATCATTAAAACCATTGCCACGTGCTGGTGATTTTAATGTATCTCAAATTATTATGAATGATTTACGCATGAGTATTAAGCGTATTCTATTAGATGAATCATTGCCACCAGATAATATGTCAGCTCGTTCTGCTACAGAAGTAGTAGAAAGAATGAAAGAGTTATCACAGAATCTAGGATCAGCATTTGGCAGACTGATAAATGAAACTATGATACCATTGGTAACTAAGATTTTAAAAGTTATGGATGAGCGTGGTCTTATTGATTTGCCACTTAAAGTCAATGGATTAGAAATTAGAGTATCAGCGGTAGCACCATTAGCTATGGCACAAAGCATGGAAGATGTACAAAGCGTATTACAATATGCTCAAATTGTACAACAAGCAGGTCCACAAGCTCAAATGACTATTAAGATGGATGCTATGATGGATTACATTGCTGAAAAGTTAGGTATACCACAAAAGATACGCAACACTCAAGAAGAACGTGCAATGATGACTCAACAAATGGCTCAGGCTGCACAACAAGTTGCACAACAAGCACCAGAAGTTATACCAGAGGCTGCCAAGCAAATGGTTAAACAAGGGGGAATGTAATGGCTGGATGGGAAGATTTAGAGAATCAATTACCATTAGATGTTAGGGATGTTAGCCAAGCAAGAGAAGATTTAGACAGATTAGTTTTACGCGTATTAGGTAATGAAGATGGACAAAAAGTTATGGCGTGGTTACGTCAAACTGTTTTAGAGCAACCAGTTGCCCTGCCTGGTAGCGATTCTAGCTATGCTTACTACCGAGAAGGTCAGAATAGTATGGTAAGAGATTTAGAAGCAAGGTTAATTAGAGCAAGGAAAATGTAATGATAGATGACTCAATCGAGCCTAGTACTGAGGAAGTATCTCAAGAAACTGGCTTACTCGACAACGCATCACCTGAAATAGAAACACAAGCATCAGATCCTACAAAGACTGATATATCACATCTTGAACCTACAGAAGATGACTCTCCATTAGAAAGACCAGAATGGTGGCCAGAAAACTTTTGGAAGAAAGATAATGCAGAACCAGACCTAGAAGCAATTGCTAAGTCATGGACTGATCTCCGCAAGCAAATCTCACAAGGCAAACATAAAGCACCAGCAGATGGAAAGTATGATGTATCTGCATTTAAAAACATTCCAGAGACTGATCCTGTAAGGAGTCATGTTATAGAATGGGCTAAAGAATATAACGTTAGCCAGGCAGCTTTAGATACATTAGTAGGTAAAGTTGTTGAAATGGGCTTTGAAGCAGAAAATACTCAAACAATTAACTTAGAGCAAGAAAAGAAAGCACTAGGTCCTAATGCAGATGCGCGCATCAATGGCATGATTAAATGGGCTAGTGGATTAGTTAATAAAGGTATTTGGGGTAAAGACGACTTTGAAGAATTTAAAGTAATGGGTGGCACTGCTAAAGGCATTGCTGCATTAGAAAAGTTAAGATCATCTTATGAAGGTCGTGTACCTACAGATAACTCTCCTGTTAGTGGCGCTCCGTCAAAAGATGAACTTT